GGCTCCTGCCCCCATCAGTCCCGAGCCAGCAGCGTCCCTGCCCATCTCAGCCGAACCGGAGTCTGTTTTCGAGCCCCCAACCAGCCACAGCCCGCCGGCCCAGCTTGTCGCCGACTCAGAGCCCACCTCTCAGCCGTCGTCCCGCACTCCCACCCCTGTTCGGCAAGCAGCCTTGCTCGGGGCCGACCTCCGCTTCGGCGACCTTCCCCCCCGCTCTTCATGGGCACAAGATCCTGAGCTCTCCCCTCTTGGCGAGTCTACCCAAGGCACCGTTTTCGCCCAAATCCCAACTCTTAGAGAGCCTGAGAGCGCTCTCGCCCGCCTTGAGGTGGACCCCACGGCCAGCGGCCCCATCATGGAATTTCGAGACCTCCAGCCTGGCCTCTACTTGGGCACGACTGGCTCCTTCCTTACTCGCGCCCGGAATTCTGTTTCTTCCACCATCCAGTACCCAGCGCGAGCCGCTTGCCTTTTGGTCGCCGTCCGCAATTCCACCAGCCTTCCAACGGCCACTCTCTGGGCCGCGCTGGCCGCCAACCTGCCGGACTCCATTCTCGATGACGGTTCTCTCGTCCGCCTCGGGCTCACCACCGACCACTTCGCCGTCCTCGCCCGCATCTTCTCTCTTCGTTGCCGTTTTGTGAGCGATCACATCGACGTAGAGCTCGGCGTCGCCGATGCCACCTCTCGCTTCACAATTCGACATACACCAGGGCATTTTGAGCTCGTCGCCGATGATTACAGTCTTCCGGCTCTCGTCGGCGCCTCCACCATCCCTGGCGCTGATCTCGCTGAGTCCTGCAAGCGCTTCGTCGCCTCCGATCGCACCGTCCTTCCTTTTCGCGACGTCCACATTCATCGCACTAGCATCAAGCGAGCCAAGAACCTCATCTCCAACATGAAGAACGGCTTTGATGGGGTCATGGCTCAGGCGAACCCACTTGACCCCAAGAGCGCCCGCGAACGCTTCCTCATGCTCGATTCTTGTCTCGACATCGCTGCGCCCCGCGTCGTCAGGCTGATCCACATCGCAGGCTTCGCCGGTTGCGGGAAATCCTGGCCCGTCGCCCAACTTCTGAAGACCCCTGCCTTCCGCACGTTCAAACTCGCCGTTCCCACGACCGAGCTGAGAGACGAGTGGAAAGGCCTCATGGAGCCTCGGGACCAGGACAAGTGGCGTTTCGGCACCTGGGAGTCCTCATTGCTCAAGTCCGCGCGCACCCTCGTTATTGACGAGGTTTACAAGATGCCGCGTGGCTACCTCGACCTCGCCATTCACGCCGACGCCTC